TTACATTTGGTGTTAGACAGGTTGGTACAAGTTGTGGATTGATTGGACAACATGCATTAAGTTATTCTGATGGTAAAGTATTTTGGATGTCAGGTGAGGGAGGATTTTTTGTATTTGATGGTACAGTTAAATCTATACCTTGTCTTGTAGAAGATTTTGTATTTACAACAGATGGAGATAATCTTGGACTTAATTATGATTCTTCTGATGTTGTATTTGCAGGACACAACACTCTCTATAGTGAAGTAAATTGGTTTTATCCTAAATCAGGATCAGATCAAATTGATAGATGTGTAACCTATAATTATTCAGAAAACGTTTGGACTACCTCATCATTAGCTAGAACAACCTATGCTGACTATGGAGTATTTGATAATCCATATGCTACAGAATACATTGACAATGCAACACCATCTTTTCCAATACAAGGTATTACAAATACTTTTGGAGCATCAACTTACTATTCTCACGAGGTAGGAACAGATCAAGTTAAAAATGGAACAGCCACAGCTATAGCTGCTTTTATAAAATCTGGAGATTATGACATAACACAAACTAGAAGTGCATTAGGTCAATCTACGGGAGTTGCTAATTACAAAGGTGATGGAGAGTTTTTTATGTCTGTTAAGAGATTTATACCTGATTTTGCAGTACAAACAGGTAATACAAAAATTACTTTATTGGTTAATGACTATCCAAATAATACTGCATCTAGTTCTCCACTTGGACCCTTTACAGTTACAACAACTACTGATAAGATAGATACCAGAGCAAGAGGAAGACTTGTTGCTCTTAAGATAGAGAACGATGCTGTAGGTGAAACCTGGAGATATGGCACTCTAAGACTTGACGCACAACCGGATGGTAGAAGATAATGGCTGTAGATAAAAAAATTACATATGATGATAAACCTGTAGTTCAAGGTGGAGTCGATAATTATTTAGGCAAACAGCCACAAGTTGTTGCACCTAGAAAATGGAAGTCAGCACCTGATAAACCAGAAACAGAATTAGCATATATTACAAAAGCAGAAAAAGATTTAATCTTAAAAGCAAATATACATGGTGGATTAGAAGATGGTCCTAACATGGGTCCTTCAGGTATCATGTCATTAGATAGTTTTGGTGACATTGGTGGAGCTGGAGCGGCTGGTTTAGATACAGATCCTGGTGGTGGATATGATACGGGTCCAAGAGGTGGAGGTTTTACTGGTAAAGGTCCAAATGAAAGTGACACTGCATTTGAGTTTAGAAAAATGAATCAAAAAGAATTATTACAAAACGCTGAAAAAATACAGGCTCAAAATTTAGGTATTAGAGAAAGAGACAACATATCTGATTTTACAGCTAGCAGAAATCCATTACAAAAATTTTTTAGAACTATATCTCAATTTAGTCCTATCAGCATGTTAGGAAGAGGATTAGAAAGTTTTCTTGGAAATCTTAAAAATGCTAGAGGTTTTAATCCTGATGGAACTCCTAGAACTCAGGAAGAATATGAACAGGCTAGACAACAAAGAATTAATGAAAAAAGAATTAGTAACATATTAGGTAGAGATGCACCTATTACTGAAATGACTTTACAAAATTTATCTAAGCTAGGATATACAGGCGAAATGCCTGCTGTCGGGAGCACTCCTTTAAGTAGAGCTATTGCCAAAGATAATTTATTTGACCCTAATGCAAAACTACAGGACACAAGTTTTATTGATCCAGAGGGCATACCAGGGGCCTTTCTAGTAACGAGTGCTGAAACGGAAAATGAAAAACTTTTAAAAAAATTATTTAATCCTGATACAGGTGTTGACGAATTCATAGATAATGAAAATAAGAAAAAACAAAGAGAACAAGAATTATTAGAAGAATTAAAAATGTTAACTTAATGGCTAAAATAACAGTATACATACCTGAACCAAAAGATGAGTATGATGTGTCTAATCAAAGACAAGTTTTAGAGGCACTAGATACTGTAAAGAATCAACTTAATTTTTCTTTTCAAAAAGAACTTAAGGACGAACAGGACGCATTTAATTATTTTTTATCATGACAATAAGATACAAGAACCAGGGTTTTAAACAAGCTAGCACAGGAAAAACTACAGTGTTTACATGTCCTAGTGATGCAACAGCTATAGTTAAAAGTATTTATACTGCAAACAGTGATGCATCATCAGCTATTTTAGTAAACATGAATTTTGTGGACTCATCTGATTCAAGTACAGAATATGAATTTTTTAGAGATGACGTACCTGCTAAATCACAAGTAAATGCTTCACCTCAAGGCTTGAATTTAGAAGCAGGTGATGCTATAACTGTGCAAGCAGCTACAGGCAGTAATACAATACAAGGCCTGATAAGTTTTGCTTTAATAGATAGATCGCAAGAAAATGGATAAAGACTTACCAGAAATAAATTGTAGTACAGTTGTTACTTGGCGTAATACTAAGACTGGTGAAAAATTTACAGAGAAGAAAGAAGGACCTGATATTGTACAAGATGTAACAGTAACAATATCTCCAGAAGGTTTAGACATGATGCAGAAAGTATTAAACAATGACAATAAAAAAACTTGATGTTCTTTCAGTCGATTTTGATTGGATAATATCATTAAAACATCAGGAAGAATTATTAAGATATATAATACCCATTGTATACAGACATGATGATATATATTTAGGATACACTCACGATAAGATTTATCCTCTTTTTGAACATGGTTATGATGAATACAATATATACAACATAGATCATCACCATGATTTTGGTTATGAAAAATTTCAAAGTGTAGATGAAGGTAATTGGCTTTTTCATTTAGCAAATGTTTTTACACATAAAATAAATTATACTTGGATATCAAATCCTACATCTGACCACGTCTATTGGATAAATACAAAAATGCACAAATTAAAATCTTTTATGTTTGATCACAATATTAATTATATTAGAGAAACTAATTTTGATAAAATATTCCTTTGTTGTAGCCCAGATCATGCTATTGCAAAAGAAGCAGTAGTAGCATATAAGATCGTTGAAAGTATTGTAAATGAAAATAAGAAATCAGAAAGCTAAAGGCGGAACAGAATTACAATTAGGTTTTCTACAAAAACATGTAGATCCTAAAATCTTAGATCAGGTGCAGATATGTACATCTATACCTGAAAAGGTTCCTTTACACCCAACTAAAGTAAATATTCTTTGGCAAAAAAATTCTTACGATCAACCTAATTTACATCCTTGGTTTAAGAATAAATCTAATCACCACAAGTATGATTGGTATGTTTTTAACTCTCATTGGAGCTGTGAAAAATTTAGAATGATGTTTGAATTACCAACAGAGAAATGTTTAGTAATTAAAAATGGTATAGAAAAAATTGATCCTATCATTACACATTATAAAAAGGGTGATCCTATAAGAATGATTCATCACAATACACCGTGGAGAGGTTTATCTGTACTGCTTGGTGCTATGCAATTAGTAAAGAATCCTTTGATTACTTTAGATGTGTATTCATCAACAGAAGTGTATGGTAAAGACTTTTATGATCAGAATGATAAATATTATACTGAGTTATATGAACAAGCAGAAAAATTACCAAACGTAAATTACATAGGTTATAAACCAAATAATTATATAGCACAGAATTTAAAAAATTATAGAATGTATGTTTACCCTAGTATATGGGAAGAGACGTCTTGTATTTCTTTATTGGAATCTATGGCTGCTGGTTTGTATTGTTTGACTACAAACTATGGAGCTATATTTGAAACAGGTGCAGAGTTTCCTATTTACGTTCCTTACTCAAATGACTATAAAAGTTTAGCTAAAAAATTTGCTATGGGTATAGAGGCTGCAGCACAAAGTCTACATACAAAAGCAATACAAGAACATTTGAATTTTCAAATGATATATACAAACAAATATTATGGCTGGGAAAAACAAGCAGCTTTTTGGACAACATTTTTAAAAGGAGCAATTAATGCAAAACAACAAACCAATATGGTTTAATAAAGATACATATCAAACCATAAAAGAAGGAAAGGTAAATTCTTCAATAGAAGTTATTGATCTATCTGAAAAAAAACCAAAACCAAAAGCAAAGATAATGGTAGCAACACCATGTCACTCAGACGTATCTATGCACTACACAAGAGCAGCTTTAAAGTTTCAATTAGATTGTGTACAAAATAATATACTCTGTAGTTTTACTTTAATGAAATCGTCGTTAGTCACACAAGGTAGAAATCTATGTGTAGCTGAGTTTTTAAATCATGAAGATAATTATGAACATATGTTGTTTATAGATTCTGATATTGATTTTAATTTTAGCACCATAATGAAAATGCTAGAAGCAGATAAAGATATAATTGCATGTCCATATCCAATGAAAACATTTGATACAGATAAGATGTGGAAAAGAATGAATCAAACAGATATGGTAAAAAATGCCGAGTCTTTGTTAAAGGGAGGATATATGTTCCCAATAAAAATACATAACAAAGATGGACAGATATTTGTTAAAGATGGTATATGTGAAGTGACACACGCACCTACAGGATGCATGTTAATTAAAAGAAAAGTAATTACTGATCTTATAAAAGCTCATCCAGAACTAGAGATATATCAACCTACTGTTATTAATGGTAAAGAGGTTAAAAAAGATAATTTTTTCAATCTATTTGATACTTTACATGATACAGATAGTAAGAGATATTATGGTGAAGATTTTGGTTTCTGCCAAAGATGGCGTGATTTAGGTGGTAAAGTGTATTGTTATATCATGGACTACATTACACATGTTGGTGAACATCAATATTGTGGTAGATTTTTTGATGAGTTGCAACACATGAAACGTATTGACGATCCTACAAAAATCAAATAAACTGCGATACTACAGGAATTATACCTGCCGCAAACTAGTTTAATAAA